TTGGACTTATGCCGTAAACATTTATGCATCTGATTTTACCAACATTACAGGCAAGGCCATCGAAGCTGACGGCGGCGATTTGACTGTTTTTGGATCAATTATTGAAGGTTGTTCAGCGGGCGCTGTTGATGTCGGTATAAATACTGCGTATACTGGCGCTCAGCCAACCAATTTTTACGGCACGTATTTTGAAGCTAATCAGGTTTTTCATTACCGCTCAAACAATGGCCGTGTCCTATCAAATTTTAATGGCTGCAAATTCGTAAAAGGATCGGCTGCTACAACTAGAATTTTCCTAGCTTCAGCATCAGCGTGTACTTTTACTGCTTGCTCAACACCTAACCAGGCCCCCACAATTACCGGCGGAAACCTAAGTTTTAGCGGTTGCAACTATATGCAAGGTACAACAACTGCCACAGACAGCGTTCAAACTGACCGATATATAGCTTACACATCTACACCAACTACAGCTTACTCCTTAAATGGGGTTAACGGCTATGAGCCGATTGTTTTTGGTAACTCTCCCGGCCTCGGCGGCGGCGGCGTCATCATGCTTTGCTCTCATTCAGGGTTCCCTGCCGCAGGCAATTCGGTCGTAGAAACATATATGATCGCCAAAAGGCAGAGCGGAGCTGCGGTTGATGCTGTAAGTTTAGGTAGATATGAAAACGGGGACACAAGTACGTTTTCGTTCGGCGTAGATGCTAGTGGATTTTTAACTGTCACATCCAGCCAAGCGGGTTCTGCAAACTATGCCTTGGTATCTCAATCAAAATATCCAGTCGCTTTACCGGGGTAAGCTATCGGGGCAGGCTATAACTTCGGTATAAAAGTTTTGACGTGACCCCGGCCAAAGCAGCCTACTGGTGTTTAGGGTAGCGATATTGCTAGGCTACATAAAATGGTGTATCGTAGCCACTAACCGTACTGATGCGGCTCGTCAGGAACTCTTTAAGGGTTAAACATGCACGAAACAGCCCCACTTGAAGCGGAAGTGCCCGCGCCAGAACTCGATGCCACGGCGGCAATCGAACCTGTAGAAAACGCGACGCCGGAAACGCCTGCTGAACAGGAAGCGGCTAAGACTTTCTCGCAAGAGGAACTGGACGCAATTGTTGGCAAGCGGCTTGCAAGAGAACAGCGCAAGTGGGAACGCGAGCAAGCCCAAAGACTGGAAACGGTACAAGCTCAGAAAGCGGCAACGCCGCGGCATGATCTTAGCCCGGACCAGTTTGATACCTACGAAGATTATGCTGACGCTTTGGCGGAGTATAAGGCGGAGGAATTGCTGGCAAGACGGGAAACCGCAAGGCAGCATCAGGATTTGCTCGAACATTACCACAACCGTGAGGAAACAGCGCGGGATCGGTATGACGACTTTGAACAAGTCGCTTACAACCCCAACCTTTCAATCACGGACGCGATGGCGCAAAGCATCCAGGCTTCGGACAACGGCCCAGACGTACTCTACTATCTAGGCTCAAATCCTGACGAAGCGTATCGCATTGCCCGACTGTCTCCGCTCTTGCAGGCAAAAGAGATCGGAAAACTTGAAGCCGGTATGGCTTCAAACCCGCCGGTTAAAAAAACCTCAACCGCCCCGGCACCGATTGCGCCTGTCACTGCCCGCGCTTCTGGCGCACCTATCTACGACACCACCGATCCTCGCTCGACAAAATCAATGAGCACCTCGGAATGGATTGACGCGGAACGGCGGCGGCAGATCAAGAAGTACGAGGCACAACGCAACCGTTAATTTGGGACAAATACCATGGCTAACTCAATTCTCACTATCGACATGATTACGCGCAAGGCTCTGGAGATTCTAGAGAACAACCTTGTGCTTACTCGCAACGTTAACCGCCAGTACGACGACAGCTTTGCTGTCGAAGGCGCTAAAATTGGTTCGACCCTGCGTATCCGCCTTCCTGACCGCGCTTTGGTCACTGATGGTGCTGCGCTCCAGGTTCAGGACGACAACGAGCAGTTCACAACCCTGACTGTTGCTTCGCAGAAGCACATCGGCGTGAACTTCACGACTGCCGAACTGACGATGCAGTTGGACGACTTTGCCGAACGTGTTCTTAAGCCGCGCATTTCGCAGCTTGCTGCCAGCATCGACGCCGACGTCGCCAACTGCTTCAAAAGCGTCGGCAACACGGTTGGCACGCCAGGCACCACGCCAGCAACCTCGTTGGTTTTGCTTCAGGCGCAGCAGAAGCTGAACGAAAACGCTGCTGTTATGTCCCCGCGCTACGCAACCGTCAACCCGGCTGCCAACGCTGGTCTGGTCGAGGGCATGAAGGGCCTGTTCAACCCGACCGACACTGTCAGCAAGCAGTTCAAGAACGGTATGATGGGTACCGGCGTGTTGGGTTACGACGAGATCAACATGTCGCAGTCCATTAAGCAGTTCACCACTGGTTCGCGCACTGCAACCGGCGGCACGACCTCGGCGGCGGTTACTACTGAAGGTGCTACCACCATCGCCATCACTGGCGCCGGCGCAAGCGCCACGGTTGCGATTGGCGACGTGTTTACTGTGGCCGCTTGCTTTGCGGTTAACCCGCAGACCCGTGAAAGCACTGGCTCGCTGTTCCAGTTTGTCGCTACCGCAGCGGTTACGTTGGACGGTTCGGGCGCGGGCAACGTCACTGTCGCTCCGATTTACTCGGCGGCTAGTGCTCTGGCTACTGTTTTGACCCTCCCGGCCACCAGCAGCGCGATTGTCTTTGTTGGCACTGCCTCGACGCAGTACCCTCAGAACCTCGTGTACCACAAGGACGCCATCACCTTCGCCACCGCCGACCTCCTGCTGCCCCAGGGTGTTGATATGGCGTCGCGTCAGGTGCATAACGGCATTAGCTTGCGCATTGTTCGTCAGTACGACATCAACAATGACCGTATGCCTTGCCGTATTGACGTCCTGTACGGCTTCAGCACGATCCGTCCGCAGATGGCTGTTCGTCTTTGGGGCTAATTTACCGCTGGCCCTTGGTTCGCCGAAGGCCAAACATCCTGAAGGATTTTTATCATGGCTACTCTACCTAACGGCGCTGGCGGTTATCAGGTCGGCGATGGCAACCTCACCGAGGTATCGTTCACTAACTTCACGGTCCCGACCGCTTACACGGCTACCGCAACGCTTGTTGTAGCGGACCTTGCCGCGGGCGTGGTCATCTACACTTCGGCCAGCACGGGCAATATGACGCTTCCTACTGCCGCGCTCACTGACGCGGCTTTCAGCAGCGCCAAAGTCGGCAGTTCGTTTGACCTTGCGCTCATTGCTACTAGCACTGGCGTGCCTACCCTTGTGGTGGGCACGGGTTGGTCGCTTGCCAGCACTTCTGGTGCGGGCGTTGCGTCTAGGAGCGTTCTATTCCGCGCCGTCAAGACTGGCGACGCGGCGTATTCGCTGTACCGCATCGCGGGTTGATGGGTTTGCCCCGGCTTTGGCCGGGGCAACCTTTTTAGGAAAGAGACAATGGCAAACAGCAAATCTATCGGTGTGGCATTTCTTGACCAGGATATCATCGGCGCGCAGTATCTTCTGGCTGACGAACAGTTCGGCTATACCGCCGCCGCGCAGGGTACGGTTACGCAGGCCACCAGCAAGTCTACTGGCGTCACGCTGAACAAACCCGCAGGCGTCATTACGATGAACAACGCGTCTTTGGCTACCGCCACTAACGCCACGTTCACGCTAACCAACAGCTTCATTTCTGCAAACGACACGGTTATTCTTACCCTTGCAGGCGGGCAAACAACCCCTGGGTCGTACAACGTGTTCGCTAACGCGCTGGCTGCTGGCTCTGTCAGCATCACGCTACGCAACATTTCTGGTGGTACGCTGTCAGAAGCGATTGTCGTAAACTTTGCAATCGTTCACTGCGTGTAATTAAATTGGGCGGGCTTCGGCCCGCCCATTTTTCAAAGGTTTTCTGATGGCGGTTATCTATCTTGTTCATCCGGTTCACGGTGCCAAAGTCGCTATTTCAGAAGAAGAAGCGGTTTATGACGCAATTAGCGGTTGGCAGCGGTATGACATCAATACGTCGACCGTGTTGGTAGACGACAACGGCGACGACGAGCCGGTTGATGAGAGGGTGGAACCTAAGCGGCGCGGGCGCCCGCGCACGAGGCAGGAAAGTTAACCAATGACGACCGCCGGAGACATCATTGACGGGTCGCTGCGGCTTCTGGGTGTTCTGGCGGAAGGTGAAACGCCGTCCGCGGCAACATCTCAGGACGCGTTGAACGCGATGAACCAGATGATTGACAGTTGGAATACTGAACGGCTGTCGGTGTTTTCCACGCAGGATCAGGTATTCACCTGGCCTGCGAGCGCTATCAGCCGCACGCTTGGGCCGTCAGGCAATTTTGTTGGCAACCGCCCTATATTGCTTGATGACGCCACCTACTACGTTGATGCCGGTACGGGCGTTAGCTACGGCATTAAGATGATAAACCAGCAGCAATACGACGGCATTGCGGTAAAAACGGTCACTTCAACATACCCGCAAGTTATTTTTACAAACATGAAATACCCAGACATTGAAATGTTTGTATATCCCGTGCCTACCCGCGCGCTGCAATGGCACTTTATTTCTGTTACCGAACTGACGCAGCCGGCTACGCTGGCAACCATTTTAAGTTTTCCGCCGGGGTATCTGCGCGCGTTCCGCTACAACTTGGCGACCGAAATGGCACCGGAGTTTGGCGTTGAGCCAACGCCGCAAGTGCAGCGCATTGCCATGACCAGCAAGCGCAACCTGAAACGCATCAACAACCCCGACGACGTTATGTCAATGCCGTACAGCATTGTGGCAACTCGTCAGCGGTACAACATCTTTGCAGGGAATTACTAAATGGCTAATATTGCTATCTCCGCACTACCTGTCGCCGCTTCGCAAGCTGGCGCTGATGTGTTGCCGATTGTTCAGGCCACAACCAGTACAACCAAGCAACTATCCGTAACCAACCTATTTACCAGCCCAGCGTTTGTTACGCCTGCGCTGGGGACGGTTGCCAGCGGCGTGATTAGCGCCTGCACCAGCACTTCGATGGTGTTGACGACCCCGGTATTGGGAACGCCGACCAGCGGTAACCTGTCGAATTGCACCAGCACTTCGATGGTGTTGACGACGCCTGTGCTTGGTGCCGCAACCGGCACAAGCCTGAGCCTTACGGGAAACAATGTTATCAGCAGCACCGGAAAACTTGGTTACACGACCGGCGCTGGCGGAACGGTCACCCAAATTACCAGCAAGGCAACCGGCGCGACGTTAAGCAAGTCAACCGGACAGATTACGCTAGACGCCGCCGCACTCGCCGCAAATACGACGGTCAGCTTTACGTTGACCAACACCGTTATTGAGGCAAACGATATTCTAGTAATGAACCACATCAGCGGTGGCACGGCAGGTTCTTACCTGCTCAATGCCCAGTCTGCTGCGGGTTCAGCCAGCATTAACGTGCGAAACATTACCGCCGGATCATTGAGCGAAGCTATCGTAGTTGCTTTTGCGGTAATCAAAGCGGTAACCGCGTAAATGAAAACGCCGATCCTTGGGTCGGCGTATGTCGCTAGAAGCGTCAACGCCGCCGACAACCGCATGGTCAACCTATTCCCTGAAGTTGTTCCTGAAGGCGGTAAGGAGCCGGCATTCCTCCAGCGTGCGCCGGGTCTGGCTGCATTGGCTACTATTGGCACCGGCCCTATTCGCGGGCTGTGGACCTACGGCAGCTACGGTTACGCCGTGTCCGGCGCCATGCTGTACCAGATAGACAGCAACTGGAGTGCAGTTGCCAAAGGTGCTGTGGGCGGCTCTGGCCCTGTCAGCTTGGCTGACAACGGCACGCAGCTATTCATCGCGGCTAATCCCCAGGGCTACATCTACAACGCCAGCACCGACGTGTTCCAGCCGATTACCGACCCCGACTTCCCCGGCGCTGCAACGGTCGGTTACATTGACGGCTATTTTGTGTTTAACGAACCTAACAGCCAGAAGATTTGGGTAACCTCGCTGCTCGACGGGACGGCTGTCGACCCTTTGGAGTTTGCCAGCGCCGAAGGCAATCCAGATAATGTCGTTGCGGTTTTTGTGGACCATCGCGAAGTCTGGGTGTTTGGCAGCAACTCGACCGAAGTCTGGTATGACGCAGGGCTGCTCGACTTTCCACTGACCCGTATCCAAGGCGCGTTTAACGAACTGGGTTGCGCTGCTCCGTACAGCATCGCCAAGATGGACAACCAGATTTATTGGCTGGGCAAGGATGCGCGCGGTCAAGGAATCGTCTTCAAGGCCGCGGGCTACATTGGTCAGCGCGTGTCTACGCACGCTATCGAATGGCAGATGCAAGAGTATGCGGACCTAACAGACGCTGTTGGTTACGCGTACCAGCAGGACGGCCATAGTTTCTACGTTCTGAACTTTCCTAGCGCAAACACCACCTGGGTGTTTGATGTTGCTACCGGCGCATGGCATGAACGTGCGTCGTTTGCCGACGGCTATTTTAACCGCCACCGCGCCAACAATCAGATGTTCTTCAACAGCACCACGGTTGTAGGAGACTATCAGAACGGCAAGATTTACGGGTTTGACTTGAACGTGTACGCTGACGATGGTGAGGCGCAAAAATGGCTACGGTCGTGGCGCGCACTGCCAACAGGCGCTAACACCCTTTCGCGCACCATTCAGCACTCCTTGCAGCTTGACGCCGAAACGGGTGTCGGCTTGAACGCCTACCCCGCTTACGATGCCGAAGATATTGCCACTGAATCAGGTGACATCATTGTGGCCCAGTTTGTGCAAGGCTATTTGACTACGCAAGCCGCTGACCAGTTAGTAACGGAAGCCAACGATAATAACGAGCCGTTGGTTACCCAAGTGCAACCCGCCGAGGATTACGACGGCTATGCGCTGGAGACGGAAGCCTACACCGCCGCGCCGGGTTACGACCCGCAAGTCATGTTGCGTTGGTCGGACGACGGAGGGCACACCTGGTCAAACGAACATTGGAACTCAATGGGCCTGATTGGCAACTACGGAAAGCGTACTATCTGGCGTCGCCTTGGGGCAACGATGAAAATACGCGACCGCGTTTACGAAGTGTCCGGCACAGACCCGGTGCGGATTTACATCATGGGTGCCGAACTGCTGCTTAACGGGACACGCGCGTAGTGGCGATTGCACCGACCAACCCTACCCAGTTAACGCCGCCACGCGTCGCCTTTATTGATGAACGGTCGGGCGCGGTTAGCCGTGAATGGTATCGGTTCTTTCTGTCGCTGTTAACCGCTACGCAGACCAATCAAGACGTTGAAGTTACGCCGCCTGATCTTGGTGGGACCGTCACATCTGCGAACGCAAGCGGCGGTACGACGGGGCTGACGTTTACCGGCGGCCCTATCACAACATCAGGAACTTTGGCCCTTGGCGGTACGTTGGTGACCGCTAACGGCGGCACCGGGCAGACCACTTACACTAACGGTCAGTTGCTTATCGGTAATACCACCGGCAACACGCTCACCCCGGCAACGCTAACGGCTGGCGCTAACATCACAATCACAAACGGGACTGGCTCTATCTCGATTGCTGTCTCAGGGCTTGGGACAATGGCGTTTCAGAATACCGGGGTTTCTGGATCATTCGTAACGGCGAATATTCCGCCTCTAACTGTCACCGTTACAAATGGCATCATAACGAGCATCGTTTAAGGAAACTTGATATGGCTATAGTTATTAGTAACATCATACCTGCTAAGACCGCCGAAGCTACGCAGACGACGCAGTACACGTCGAATGGCGTGCAGACGATTATTGACAAATTTACCGCGACTAACTACAGCGCAACCGCTGCAACGATCAGCGTCAACTTGATTACGGCTACTGGCAGTGCAACGGACAGCAACTTGATTGTCAAAGCCAGAACGCTTCAGGCCAGCGAAACGTATACGTTTCCTGAACTGGTCGGCCATGTGTTGCCTAACAACGGCTTCATCAGCACCATTGCCGGCACGGCGACAGCTATCAACATCCGCGCGTCCGGTCGGCTAGTTAGCTGATGCCGCCCTTCGTCGTCTTTGCGTTGCCCAGGTCGCGCACAGCGGTGCTTGGTTAGCTAATGCTTGAACGATCCTTCGACATAGCCCGCATCAACGAGGTGGTTAACCATCCCGCTGTACGGCCATTTGTCGGCCCCGGCGAAGACATGCTCGATCTGGCTCCGCTGGTAGCACGACCCGAAAACTGGTTTTTGATGGGCGAGCATGGTGGGTTTGCCTTGATATGGTCAGCCCCCCGCGTCCACGAGATTCACACGTTTATCCTTCCGGGTGGGCGCGGTGTCTGGGCAAAAGAGGCGGCGCAAGAGCTGATTGCTTTTGCCGGTAAAAACAACGATATCATGGTCTGGACGAAAGTAGCGCCGGGCCAAAAAAATGTTGAGCTTTTTACCCGTTCAGCAGGACTTAAGCCAACAGGAATGGATGTGGAGACGTTCGACGTGCCCTACAAGACCTATAGTTTGGAGCTAACCTCATGCCTATAGCAGCGGCAATGCTAGTTGGATCGTCGGTCCTCGGTGCCGGCGTAAGCGCGTACTCGGCTAGCAAAGCCGCGAGTGCGCAGAAGAAAGCAGCGCAGCAGGCGCAGCAAACCGCCAAAGATACGTTTGATAAGCAAGCTGCGTTACAGGAACCGTTTCGTCAGGGCGGTCTGACCGCGCAAGGCCGGATCATGGAACTGCTGGGCCTGAAAGACCCCAACGCCTCGGCGGCACCAGCAGGACCAGAAGCCTACGGTTTGCGGGCGGTAGGCACTCCTGGCTACGGCGGCGACGGCGGTTTTGGTGGCCTTGGTGGTTACGGCGGCGCCCCGTCTTACGTTGACGCACGGGGAAACCCTGTCGCCGACGTTAACGCCTACATGGCGGCAAACCCGCTTCCAGCCGCCGCGCCATCGGCTGACTTTGGCAAGTACGCTCGCGACTTTGGAAATGCCGACTTTCAGGCCGATCCCGGCTATGCGTTTCGACAAGCCGAAGGCATGAAGGCGCTGGAGCGTTCGGCGGCTGCGCGCGGCAATCTGCTGTCCGGCAGTACGCTGAAAGGCATCCAGCGATTCGGGCAGGATTTGGCCAGCCAAGAGTACAGCAATGCTTTTAACCGCTATCAGGTAAACCGATCAAACCAGCTTAACCCGCTCCAGTCGCTGATGGGTTCCGGCCAGTCCGCGACGAATGTCGTTACGGGCGCCGCAGGGCAAGAAGGCCAGAACATTGCAACCGGCCAGATGAACGCGGGGCAGGCCCGCGCGTCCGGCTACATCGGCGTTGGCAACGCAATCAGTCAAGGCATAGGGAATATAGGAAACTATTACGCTGAACAGCCGCTGCAGAATGCTATGATAAATTATTATGGAGCTGGCGCTCCCGGCGGCGTTCCAGGCGGCCGCGACTTCTACGGGCGTGGTAATTAAGGACAAACGCAATGGCTAACCAGATGATTGCCCTTCAGGCCCGCGGTCCGGAAATGCCGGATATGGGCGCGCAACTGGCGCGCTTCGGCAACATGATGGCGCGGCAGCAGGTGGCTAACCGCCAGTCTGAGGTGGCGCAACAGGCTATGGATATCGCGCGGGCCGTAGAAGAACGCGTGGCGGCGGCGGAGTCGGGACTGCAAAAGGGAGCAGCCTTAGAGAGACTTGGCAAAGCCAGCGAAATCTTTCGCAACGCACTACCCGGGGTTTCGTTTGGAGATGTAGCCCGCACGACAGCGGTGCGCGCCGCAGTCGTCCAAATGTCACCGGAATTAGATGCTCTTTTACCGTCAGTGGAAACGTTGACTACTGACCGCGCCACGTATGACCTAGCTTCTATGACGGCAGATATACTTGCTAATAAGCGATCTGGTGCAGCCCAAGTTTCAACGGTAATTGACCCTAGAACCAATCAAGTTATGGTTGTCAATGCGTCGGGTATGCCCGGCGGATCCTTTTCGCAAGGTATTCCTGATATTTCAGAAAGTATCCCGCAGTCACCGGCACCGCAAGCGACGGGCGGCGTTCCGCCGCAAGCGACGGGCAGCAATAACATGGCGAACCCATCACGCGGCGCTAACACTACCCCGCAAGATTTGTTGGGCCAAGATGTAAACCCTAACAACATCCCATCGGGCAACCCTTTGCAGCCTATATCAATGACGACCGGCGGCGGCGATCAGGCTGCGCAGCAAAACTTGGTTGCTATCGTGCAGACCATGATGCAGACCCGCGTAATCTCGCAGTCGGGCTTGGACGCCATGCGCGCCGCTGCACGCGGCAAGGAAGATCAACTAGCGCAATTTTTGAGCGAAAACAACATCCAGATCATGCCTGACGAAGGCGAAGCGCCCGGTATGAGGAACGCCGTGTTCCGCCCCGGTGTGGACCCTACGCCGCTGCGGCAGAATATGCAGTACGCTCCGGCACAATACCCACGAACCTACGGCAAAGACCCTATGCAGGCACCGATGCCGGGTAGTGCTGCCGTACCCCTCAAGCGCGTGGGCGACGAAGCAGCGGCTGGGCGGCCAACGCCAGAACAAGCAGGCGCCGTAGCAAAAGCGACAAAAGCCGCAGAATCGCAAGCGCAGAAAGACGCGGCGTTCCCCGACGTGCAAGCACAGTTTGAAGCTGGGATAGCGCTGATCGACAATCGTCTGGCCGATGTTAAACGTTTCCGCGAGCACCCCGCCGCGTCTCGCGTCATCGGGCAGCTAGATGCGTTCACGCTGAATACTGGCCGCGCGCGCGGCGCGCAGAATATCTACGAGGCATTGGTTGCTACGGCTACGCTTGACGAGCTTCAACAGATGCGCCAGAACTCGCCGACTGGCGGTGCGTTGGGTAACGTGTCAGACGCAGATATCCGCATATTGCGCCAGAGCATCGGCGCGCTGGGGCAAGACCAGAGTGAAGCAGACTTCAACGACAGCCTCAAGATTTTTGAGGCCCGGCTAAAGTCCACCCGCGAACGTATGATCCGCCGCTACCGCGAAAACTACGGTTACAAGGTGGGTAAAGACTTTCAACCGCCGGCGGCCACTTCGCCGCCAAGTACATCCACCAACGGCGGGCGCAAAGCCGGTGGGTTTACGGTCATGGAGGTTGGGGACTAATGTCTACTTACGCACTTCGCGCGCCGAACGGTCGGACCTATAAAATACAAGGTCCGCCCGGCGCTACACAGGCACAAGTCGAAGCCGCAGTCTTAAAAGCGTATCCAGAAGCTGGGGTGCGTGAACGCAAGATCGGGCGCCGCGAAGCGTCCGCCCGCGGCGTGGCCAGAAGTTTTGAAAAAGTCGGAACGTTCTTTGCTGGCGCTATTGGCGACCTGGTGGACAAGTTTGGCATCACGCCGGCTGAAGCAACGGCATGGGCAGCTAAAAATCTCAGCGGCAAAAGCCCGGCGGAAGCCCAGCGCATTGCGCAGAACTTGAAAACGCTTCCTGGTTTCGGCGACCTCATCAGCGCTGGCGGCAAAGCACGCGAGGTTAAAGCAGCGGCGGTGCAACGTCAGCGCCCAAACGCGTTTCTCGCAGGAAATATTGCCAGCGACGTTGCCGTGACCGCGCCTCTCGGCGGTTTGGTTGCTAAACCAGTTACTATGCTGGCAAAAGCGGCACCTCGTATAGCGCCGGTGCTTGCCCCGATTGCGCGGAGTATCGAGACCGCAGGTATGTCAACCGGCATCAAAGCTACAACGGCTGTCCGGCGCGCTGTAGACGCTGCGCTGCGTGTCGTCACTGGCGCTACAACGGGCGGCGCAACGTCGGTCCTGCTGGGTGATGCCGCTGACGAAGGCGTTGCTGTCGGAGCCGCCGTGTCGCTGTTCCCGTTGATTGGTCGCTATGGCGTTGGGCCGGTGTGGGACGCTCTCCGGGGGCGCATCGGTCAAACCCGTGCGGCTAAGATTTTCCGTGAAGCGTTAGGCGCAAATGTAGACGCAGCCCGCGACGCGTTCCGCAACGCCAGCGCCGAAGGTAAACGCACGGCGTCGCAAGTCCTTGCTCGCGTCGGCATCGACGCGGATACGTTCTTTGCCACCGGCGACCTTGTGGCTAAATCGGGCAGCGGAACCGGCGTGTTGGACGACATTGCGCGCGGGCAGGAAGCGGCTAGGAAAGCTACTGTAGACGCCGCAGCCGGCGCATTGACGCGCAGGGGCAGCCGTGTAGCCGCCACAGAGCAACGCGCGGCCACAACCGCCAAGGCGATGCCAATCATGAACGAGTCGCTTGACGCCGCCAACGTCAATACGCAGAACGTGTTGGCCGCGCAGCGGGCCGCGACTGCTGGGCGTCAGGCTGCGGAGTCTGAGACAAATACCGCTAGGCGTTTGTTAACCGCCGCAGAAAGACAACGACAGCCCTTGGACGTTATCAACGACATCGACACTAGGTTTGACACAAACATCTTTGACATAAACGCGATCAACCAACAGCGCGGGCGCGTTGGCGGTCTGGTTCGGTTTGGCAGCGAAGCCGCCGAACGCGGTTTGGAAGCGGGCGCCGCGGCCCGTACCGCCGAACAACGTTTGGCGGAGCTAAAAAACGCAGGCGTTGAGCCGCTTGACGCGGGTGGTCTGTCAGGCCGTCTACGCCAGATGGCCAACGTTGAGCGCGCCAACCCCGAAAAAGCATCCTTGTTGACCGGCTTTGCCAACCAGCTTGAAGATTTGGCTAGAGCCAACGGAGGTGTCATTGACGCGCGCGACTTGTACGAGCTGCGTAAAGATGCCGGCGGTATCGTTGAACGTCTGCTGCGCGGCAGCCCACCGGACGCCATCCGCAGGCGGACTGCGGAAGTAGTCGGCGCGACGCGCCCGTTGATTGACGACGCCATTCAAGCCGCGGGCGGCGCGCGCTGGCGCGAATATCTTGAAACGTTCTCTGCCGGTATGGACGAAGCGCGGGGTATTGAACTGTCCGATTTCGCCCGCAAACTGTTCACGGATCAACCGGAACAATTTCAGCGTTTGATGCGCGGCGACCGGCCAGACATTGTGAAACGTTTCTTCGGCGCGGGGCGTGACGATATAGCTGAAGCACTTGGCCCTGTGCGTCTGCCGGCGCTAAAAGGCGTTGCCGTAGACCTTGGTGTAGACAAACGCATCAAAGATTTTATAACCCCTGGCGCGGGGGCCCGCGCTAGCGAATTAATGCGTTCGCCAACCAACGTCATTGCCGAAGCATCGCGGTCTCTGCCGTTTAACGTAGGATACCCCATTTCTGCAGCGTCCGACATTTTTGAAAATAGAGTTGTTGCGCCCCGAGTTACTAAAGCATTGGAGCGCGGGTTTGCGTCGCCACAGGGCGCCAACGCGCTATTGGCTTTCAAGTCCGCCGGCGAACGCGGCATCAACTTGCTTGATAGTCTGTCGCCCGATACGCTCCGAGCATTGCAACAGTTCGGTATCCAAATCGGACGAGAGCCGCCATCTAACGCCATGAACCGCTAACTGGGGGATCCCAGATGAAGGGGGGGGGTGGTTTGCGTGGGTAAGAAGAAGGGCGGAGGAAAGAAGTGCTGATTAATCAACACAGGAGAGTGAAATGGCTATGAAGAAAACTTCGGCAGGGGATAGGGCGATGGCTTCAGCTCGGGGGAAAAGACTTGCAAAGGATACGGCTACCTATTCTGGGGTCGTGGCGGGAAACAAGGCTGCTGACCGCATTCAGAAGCCCGCCAAACCCATGAATCAAGTGTCCAAATACTACGCGCCAGACACAACGACCAAAAAAACTCTGGGCGGTTCTCCAAACCCCGGGCAGGCCAAAAAGTATTATGTGCCGAACTTCGCATATGATCAGGCCAAGAAAAGCGCGGGCATGGCGGCTAAAAAGAAGAAGTAAATGGACATCCAGGCGATAGCCAAGGACTACGGTATCCCGGCCAGCGCGTCCAGTCATCGGTAGCGGAAGGACTGGGTATCCGCATTGGCGGGGGTGGTGAATATAGGCACCCTGCGTTTGTCCACACTGGTGCGGGCGCGCACTAGAAGCACGAACTCCTCGGTCTTACCGACGCGCCGCTGGGCCATGTCGATCATGCCAGCATCCCACTGGTCCCGCGCTTCTCGGATATTCATCGGTCCTGTGCGCTCAGCCTCCCAGCGACCGGATGTGTCGCGGGCGGCGATAACCACCCAACCATCTTCAGGCGTCATGGGAAGTTACCTCCTACAGGGTTGGGCGCGCCCGCGGGCGCAGCAGTGCCGACAGTCGAGCCGGGAGGCACAGCCTGCCCGGTCCACGGCGACTCGTTCAGGGGGCCGTAACAGTCGGCAAGCTGCACGCCATTAACCGTGCGCGCCCGCTTGACGCAGGGAAAGCTCCACATATTGGACATCCCACCCCCAGGCTTGCTGGTCGTGACAAAGGCCCGGTCTACCGGAGCGGCAGGCACCCAGTCGGGCGGCTGCGGGTAAGTGGCTGGCGTCCCAAACAGCGACCAGACCCGGCCCGGCCCCGGCGGCGTGCAGGAGCCTGTCAGGTTCACGTCTGCGATTGCCGCGCCGCTGATGACCGGGCAGACCGAGACGCCCAGAGCGAACACCCTGCCGCCCACCGTGATTGTCTTACCCGGCAGCGGGACGGTCGCGCTGGAAGCGCACAGGGCGTACTCGCCGTGGCAGATAGCCAGCGCCGGGCTGGCGATAGCCGGCGCCGAGGTTAACGCAGCCGCAAGGGCTGCAAGCGTTAGATACTTCATGCTTCCTCTCCTCCGCGATACATCCCGGCATCAAGCCAGTTTGCTAGGTTGTAGCCACGCAATCGAGACTACCCCGCCAGCGTTTCAGATACCAGATAACCTTATCAATCTCTTGCGCCGTGGCGTCCTTGTGCCCAACGCGGCTGAGGTACTTCAGCGCGTTGCCGCGGCAGTAGCCCGCAAACTCCTCGTGCGTCAACTTCGCCTGGATGTAGTCAATCGTCTCAATGCCGCCGACCTTGTAGTGGTCGGGGTTGATTGCGTCGGTCATCCGCGAAGCCTCGCCATCAGTTCGGCGCGCTCTCGCGCGGCTCGCAGCCTCGTGAACCGCTGATGCAGACGCTTGACGATGGACAAGCGGCGCTGGTTAGCCATCTCCCATTCCAGCAGCCGCTTTACCTCCGGCTCGTCCATAGGACCCATCGCCGCCGCCAGTGAACGCCAGTGAACCTCAGTCATTTTTTAACTCCTCCATAGCTATGTCAGACACTGCACGCTTATCGTGCAGCGACGCCCAGATGCGCTCATCAATCGTTTTCTCGGTTAGCATGACGTAGACCCAGACCGCGTGAGGTTGCCCGCTGCGATGCAGCCGCCCAACTGTCTGCTCGTACAACTCCAGCGACCACGGCAGCGACACGAACACTATGTGACAGCCGCCGTGCTGAAGGTTCAACCCGTGGCCGGCAGACTTGGGGTGGACCAACAGCAACTCGATCTTGCCCGCGTTCCATCGTTCAATGGCGCGGTCATCGTCGATGGTCTGCGCCTGCGGGTAGCGGCGCTGGAGTTCGGCTAACTCCTCTCTGTAGTTGTACACCACCAGCGTGTTAGCGCGTTGGTTCTCGGCCAGCAATTCGTCCAGCCGGTCAAACTTGTGGCTGCTGAACCAGATCGAAGCGTCGCCGGCCTCGCGGTTGTAGATGAACCCTGACGCCATCTGTTGCAGCTTGGTCGTCACCGACGCGGCGTTCTGGGCAATGACGCGGTCGTCGCCGAACTTGACCACATAATCGCGTTTCATCTTTTCATATGGTCCGCGGTCTGCAAAGGAAACGCGGACTTCGTTTACGTGACACGGCGGCAGCGTGTCGCTGTACTCGCCAGGCTCCAGCACGAAGGTTGCGGGTTTGATGCGCTCCATGACCTGTTCCAGACCGCCTGCGCGGGGTTCCCACTGGCCGAAGTCGCGGTTGATGCAGACGAAGTACTGCTGGAGGAACGCGCCCTTGGCGCGGCCCAGCAGCGACTGGCTGATGATCTTGCACTGGCCGAACACATCCTCCAGGCCGTTCGACGTGAACGACCCGGTCAGTCCCCAGCGCACCCTGATCGGCGCCAGCAGCTTCTCCAGCGCCTTGAAGCGTTTGCCGGACGGGTTCTTCAGCCGCGTCAACTCGTCGAACACGATGCCGTCAAAGCCCGACAGGCTGTCTAGCTTGTCGAGGTTGTCGTAATTGATGACGACCACAGGCGCGCCGCTGTCAAACGCTGCTTGACGCTGCGCCGGAGTGCCGACTGCCAGCGCCGGCGCAATGCCAGACCACAGCGGTGCCTCGACCGGCCACACGTCGGCGCAAACGCGCTTGGGCGCCACCACCAGCCACCGCTTAACCAAGCCGTCGTTCAGCATCGCCTGCATGGCTGTGAGCGTGATCGCGGTCTTGCCGGCGCCCACCGGCGCCAGGATCATCGCCCGGTCGCGCTCGTACAAGAAGTCGGCGGCGTCATCTTGGTAGGGGCGCAGGGTCAGGACCATTGGTCTGCCATTGCCGCCGCTATGCCGGTGAAGAAACGGCTGCGCTCTTTCCACCTGTTAGGCCCCGGCGGCATACGATGCACACGCGGTTCGCGGCCTTCGACAATATCGGTCGGCGCCAGCGGCGGCAGATTTTTGAGCCACAGGCAGGTGCGCTTAGTCTCGCCGTGGCCAAATTGCCACGGCTGCACCGATTGCGCCGGTTCGGCATAATTCGCAATCCGCGCCTTAGCGTACTTGTGCATCACCGGATTCTCTACGGCTATGCGATCAATCGGTGCATTCCAGAAAGCGCTAAACAACGCCGCGCCTCCGTCCAGTTCGCGCCACATATCCTCCAATGTGCGACCCGGCGGCGGCGTTGACAGCCACCGGACGCCGCTATTGCAAAGCCGGGTGCAGGGTGGGTGCGCGACCATGAGCAGATCCCAATCGCCGCTCAACAAATCGCGGGCGTCGCCAATTATATGGCGGTTGCTACCGTCCTCACTGGGCAGAATGTCGCAAGACCAAGCGTCATGTCCTTTGGCCACAAACGCGTTGCGAACAATCCCGCTAGTTTCGCACGCCACTAACACTTTCATTTACGCGTCTCCGACCAAGCGTCTACATCCTCTTTCGACCACAGCACGACGTAGTGCTGGCCAGTCGTTGCCATCTGCTCGGCGAACACCTCTTGCAGCGGCGACAGCCTGCCGCCAATTTTTTTTATTTCTACAAACCATGTCTCGCCGTTCGGCAGGCAGGCAATGCGGTCGGCAACGCCGCGCTGCGTCACGCTGCGGAACTTGTAGCTGTACCCGCCCAGCGCCTTCACGCGCTTGACGAAGTAGGCTTCTGTGTCTTTCTCGGTCATACCGTCAACCTACCGGGTAAAACAATTTGTTGCAAGCTGCAAACAAAAAGAAACCCCCGGCGCGGTGAGGCACACCGGGGGTTTCATCGTTAGCTGCGTTAGCTGGGTGTACGCAGCTACCGAATCTTTATTACCTTCCTGTTTTTCGGCGCGTCCGGTTCGACTGCGCGGCGCAACTCCGACTTGGTATTGGTTGCTGCCACGTTCGCGGCGGCGATGATGTGTCGCTTCGTCTGGTACTCCACGGACGCCACGCGCCCGCAATCGACCCAGCCGGCTTCCTTGAAGGCGTGCAGCAGCGCCGCCTGCGGGACGCGGACGCCCATAGGGACGTGACCCTGCGACGCCATCAGGTCGCACAGCTTGTGGAACGGCCCCGCGACAACGCCCGCCGCGAACGGCCCGATGCGCTGGCGCATCATATCGACGAGGAAACTCTCGGCGACGCTCATGCCCTGCTCGACCATGTTGATCTTCCACTCAGTGATCGGCGGCGCGGCAGCGGGGTTGAACGCCGCCACCGGGCGCTGCCACATCCACGCCGCGATCAAATCAAACCCGCCGGTCTTATACCAGGTCCACAGCTTCTGCGCCTCCGCCGCGTCCATGCGCGGCGCGCTCGACCATACGCAGAACCAGCGGCGGTCCTGCGTCGGGAGCGTGATCGGCAGCGTGTCGTTCGTGAACGCGATGACTTGCAGCCTGTTCAGCATATCGTAGGGGTGCAGCCCCTTGCGGTTAATCGACAGCGTGTCGGGTGGCGCGGCGATGATCGGCTTCAACTTGTTGGCCATCGCGCGGCGCTCGCGCGCCTCGGTTTCGCGCAACTCGTTCAGAATGACCACCTCGGCTTCTAGACTGTAGCCCCACTGGCTGCCGATCTCGCCCGTCTCTATGATTGAACGGTTGTGCTGATGCACCCCGCCAAGCGCCCACAGGAACGGTGCCCACATGGTGTCCTTGCCGCTGCCCTCGTCGCCGCCGTGCAGCACGGCATGGTTGATCTTGACGTTTGGGTGTTGGATTTTGCAGGCCATCACGTTCCAGATGTGTTCCAGTTCGGTCCTCTCGGAGACCAGCGTGTAACAGTGATCCAACCACGGCGCGATGTCGGCGTCAGTAACCGGCGCGGCGTCGCTCATGTCGGGGCGCATATTGACCCAGCGGTTGCCGTAGACCAGCCCGTCACGCGCTACCAGCACATCCTCGCCCGCGGCGTAGGTCACGCCGAGCAGCGCCTTGGCCCCATAATCCTGCCGGCGCTCGTCAAAATACACCGACGCCGGAATCTGCCGCTTGCTGTTGTGAATAGACCGGCAGTCGATATGCCGGAACAGCGCGTTGAACACGGCGCGCGGCAATTCCCGGCGCGTCAGCATGTCGAAGAAGTTGTCGTCAGACTGGATGTACGCGAAACGGTCGAACCACTCGGTCTTCTCCAGCCGGCCAGCTTCCTTGCGCTCGACATCGCGGATGATAACCGCCGTTTGATCTGGATAGGCTTCGGTAGGCATAATCTTCTCGGCCATCCGCTTCATGCGCTCGGCGATCAACTCGTCCCGCAGGCCGGGTGTGACGGTCGGCCCGTCGTTCTCCGACACCCACTTCAGGAACACCGCGCTGGTCAGGTCTTGGCAGTGGCCGTGGTAGCAGCAGTACGACCGGTCCAACGGCTTGTAGCGTCCCTCGATGTTGCCGTCGGTGTGCTGCTCATGGTTCGGGCAGATGACGCCGCACCAGCCTTCGTTGTTGACCCGCGACATCACCATGTTGTTGTCCGACAGCCACGCCAGCACGCTGTCGTGGCCGGTGTCGCGGATTTTGATGCTTCGGATCTCGGCAGTGTCGGCCTCGGGCGGCTCGACGCCCAGCGCCGCGCAGATGTCTTCCAGCGCGTACTCGCGCTCGGGGTGCAGCGCGACCAGCCGCGCCTCGAACCCGTTGCGACCCTTCTTCATGTTGACGCTGCCAGGTATGCGGCAGTTGCGGACGGCGTTGGTAGCGCCGGGGTCGGTGTAGCCCGCCTCGGCGATGGCGGTAATGGCGGCGGAGAACTCCGCCTTGGTCGGCTGGTTGGTGAACGCGTAGCCCCACTGATACGACCCTTCCGACGTTTCCATGATCCATGTCGGCTCTAGCGGCGGCGTCTTGGATTTGGTGCCCACATCGTCCAGCATCATGAACAGGACGTACTCGACGTTCTCGGCCTTGGCCGACGGCTTGCCGCCAACGAACCGATCAACGATGAACGATCCTGTGTTGACGTACCAGGCGTCGCCAACCTTGAACCTGGCCTTGGAAGGCAGGAACGCCGGGAATGTTGCCTTGGGTACGCCGTCGCCGTGGTAGACGATCTGGTCGTTCACCAACGACGGCGTCTGGCGCAGCAGCAGCGCCGTCTCGCCTGGCTCCGTAGATAGTTCGGCGATGTATTGGAGAAATTTAACGCGATCCTCACTCATCGCAATTCCTTTCTATCCCTTGCCGTAACGGGTCATGACCGCGACTTCCGCGTTCAGCGGCAGTCCTGCGGCCCACATGGGTGGCGTACACATAATCTTGACTAGCGCCGCGGCGGCGGCGTCGGCTTGCGCGGCTTCGACTTCCAGCACGATCTCGTCGTGAACGTGCAGCACCGTCTCAAACCCTTCTTCCTCCAGCCGCCGCAGCGCGTAGCGTAGCAGATCGTTGGCAACAGCCTGGGTGATGTTCTCGCAAGCCAGACCGCGCCACAGACGGGCGCGGGGCCATTCCGTCGCATCTGCGGCGGGCTTCCACGCAGCCTTGGCGTAGGTGATGTCGCCGGCCTCGTCAAAACAGGCGAACGGATAGCATAGTACACGGCCCGACGGCAGGGCATACCAAAGATGCTGCTTGTCGAACAAATAGGTCACGCGCCCTGCGCTGATCTCTTGGCCTGGGTGGCGCACCGCGGCCATATACGACTGCTCCAAAGCCTGCCAGTAGGTCTGCGCCCACGGGTTCGCCCTGCGCCAGCCATCAACCATGCGGCGGCTGTCGCTCTCGGCCAGCACGACGTTGTAGGCGCGGCCCATGCTGGCGAACGCGCCCACACCGCCGGCGAAACCACACGCGAGTTCTTGGACCTTGCCGATCTGGCGCTGGTCCTTGTCCACGTCGCCGTAGTCAACGCGGAACGTCGCCGCGGCGTTGTGCTTGTACACGTCCTCGCCGCGCTCAAAGAGGGCCAGCTTGTCCGCGCCGCTGTTAGTGTTTGACGCCCAAGGCGTCACCCGCGCCTCGATAGCGGCCCAGTCAGCCACCACCAGCAGCTTGCCTTGGGGGGCCATCAGTGATGGGCGCAGCATACCCTTCAGCACGTCGGTGATCCGCCGGCCAAACTGCGGCACGATCTTGTGGCCGCGCACCATCGCCTGTCGCGTTGACACCGGGTCAGCGGCGCACCTGCGCGGGAAGTTGTGGACCTGCAAGCCGTAGGATGACGCGCGTCCGGTGGCAGCGCCGCCGGCAAACACGAACGCGCCGCGCACCCGGTGATCTTCTGCGTCCGCGAGGTTCGCGGCGCGGCTGAACTTGGCAACGCTGGACGCCCACAGGTCATCGGCGCACTGGATGATCTCAGCCACGTCCGGCGGCACCTCGTCGGGGTTCTCCTCGGCCAGAGCCAGTAGGTTGAGGCGGACGGTCTTGTCGATGGACAACTTAGGCTCGCCGTCCTTGTAGACGGTCGCCAGCTTGAGTGCCTGCGGCCCGACGCGGGCCATCACCCACGCGCGCATCTTGGGGCTGCGCACGGACGTAACCTCGCCCTGCGTGACTTCCTCAACCGTCTGTTGGATGTCGGCGCTCTCGGCGTCGGCGTACTGCACCGCAGCCAGCGCCAGCGGGCGGTCCAGCAGCACGCCGCGGTCGTTAATCCGCTCATTGACGTGGTAGTCGGCCAGTTCATCGTCGGACAGCGGGCGTTGCGCCTGACTGATGGCGCGCATGGCCCGTACATCCTGCTCGCAGTAGGCCACCATCTCCGCCATCAACGCCGGATCATCCCTGAACCTGCCATCCGCCTGCGGGATGGACAGCGCGCGGATCAGTTGTCCGCCGCGGTGGTCTTTCTTCATGCTGGCGCCGGCGAACCGGCCCACATCCTCCAAGCTGCCTGGCGCGCAGTTGGCGCGGGCTTGGCTGGCGGTGCAGTAGAACTGCTCCAGCGGGTATTCGATCTGTAGGACGTACCAAAAGATCAGCCGCTCAAACGCGGCGTTGTGCGCCCTGATCTGGCCGGTGTGATGGCGCACGACAGCCGGGAACGGCTGGTCGGGCGTCCACGTCCGCACGTCGTCATCGTCGAAGGCGTAGGACATGCACAGCACGTCGGTGCTGGCGTCCTGCGCGTAGTTGTACACGCCCCGAGCCTTCAGGTCACAGCGGCTGCGCGTCTCGAAATCGAGCCATAGGGTGGTCATAGCAACGCCCCCACTGAATTGAAGGACTCAATGCGCTCGGTCAGGATGACGGCGCGGGTTTCCTTGCTGCGCGGCTGGTATGTGCCTTTCCAAGAACTGTCGATGCCAATGTTGCGGGCCACATTGGTGCTGTCCGCGCTGGCCAACGGCAGTTTCGAAAAGATCGCCGGGTTCAGCATCCGCAGCCCATGCAACTTGCACACGGGGCGGTTGTCGTCGTCGCATATCGCGCCGATGGCCTGCGTAGCGCGACCCAAGAACCGCCGCGGCGTTGACACGTCCCATTCGCCGCTCGACCCTATGCACACACGCGGCCATTCGCGCGACAGACGGCGCAGACGTTCGATGCTTTCGTTGATGTGCCACACCACCGCGCCTTGATGACGTGGGAAAGGCCACTCAGCGGCAAGTTGGTCGTTCTCCCCTTCGCTGCCTTCGATCACATCAGGCACAACCGCGAAGTCAAAGCCTGGATGGTTACGCCAATAACCTACCCATGAGTAATAGTCTGGCCAATGCACACCGCCGCCTTGCTTCCAAAATGTGAACGCGCCGTTGTCCAGCGCAAACGATTGGCAAATTTCGGCGGCCAAGTTCATCTGCTGCGTGGCAGCAAACGACACAAACGCATGGCGCGCAGTCCACACTTTGATCGCGCATGTGTCGGGCGTGATCGGGCCTCCATGATAGTGGATCACTCGCTGCGCTCCCACCGGGCGTATATGCGCTCAGGCTTACGGCTGACATCAACAGCGCAGCACTTTAAGTGGACGCCTATATGCTCGGCGAGTTGCTCGCCCCACATCAATGTGTCGGGTAACAGCGTATGGTCAAACTGTCTTAAGAAAGCGTCAACGCGTGACTTACGATCACCCGCGTCAACAAAATGCGAGTCGTTGCGCCACCAGACCACCACTTCCCAAGTGTGGCCATGTAAAACGCCGCAAGGACTTTTATGCGCGGCGGATATAACGCCGCCTATTCCACTTAGAATTGTCATGGGTGCCTCACTTCATCCGCTACTAGCCGGGACGGCCCAACCCGTCCCGGCGTTCGCATGTTGTTTACGTGCGGCGGCGGCGGCGGCGCGGTGCATCTTCAGCCGGGGCTTCCGCTTCCTCGGCGTCTTCCTCCACCGGGGCTGCGTCCATGCCCGACCACTTCACCAGCTCGAACACGGGCGTGAAGATCCGCCCGTAACTCTTGTGCTGGTAGTGTTCCTTTTTGAGGCGCACCACTGGCACCGGCTGGGTCTGGTCCTTGTCCACCTGCTCGGCGATGGCCATAGCCAGCGCCTGCACGGCGCGCTTGCCGCCGACGCTGGTGACGCTGTAGCGCGCCTGCAAGCCTTCATCCTCGCCGTTGGTGCAGGCCAACGTCATGCCGATCTGCATCTCCCAGCCTCGCTTGGCGCCGCTGGGCGGCATGTCAAGTTCCGGCAACGGATCCGCAACGCTGACCATCTTCTCGCCCGGCACCTCGCCGTCGCCCCACGCGATGTAGCCGTGGACGAACGAGAACGGGTTGACGGCCCAGAGACTGGCCTCCTCCACTTCTGTCTGATCGGCACCGAAAACCCAATGGCCGGTCTTGTCCATCTTGATAATGGCCATGCCGACGGCGGTATCCTGCGCTTTGATAGACCGCAGCGCAGTAGAAAGCGACTTCACCGACGGCAGACTGGCGCCGCCGAAAACTGTAATGTTCGTCATTGTACGTCCCTTTGTTACTGGATTTTAGCCATGGCTCTTTTGAGCGTATGGCCTATTTGCAACGCCGCCGGCCTCGGGTCATCTCCCGGCGCGAGC